ACCTCGACCTGCGTCGCCTGCTGGACGATGACACCGACGCCGCCAGTCGTCGCCCGCGCGCCGAAAGGATACTCCGGCCTATACGTCGTCCGCTGTTCCGTCAGCTTGACGGAGCCCCTCAGCACCCGCGTCGCCGCTGTCGGCGTGCCCCTCGTCGTCTCGATCCCGGCCTGAAACCGCCGGAGACTCCGAATCGCTGGCATCTGTCACCCTCCCCCGGCGCCCCCGCCGGTAGTATCCACTGGCAATTTTCGCCTCTGCCACCTCGGCAGACGGCTCGTCGTGGTCCGCCGCCGGCCACCCCTCCGGCAGCGGCAGCGTCACATCGACGCCCGGCGCCGGCCCGATGTATCGCAAGATCACGGCTGCACCTCCACCGTCTGCTCCTCCACGATTATCGCCGACACCCTGACACCGACCCACGTGATGCCGCCCCAGTCGAGCGGCACGAGACCCGAGACATCCAACGATGTCCACCACGCCCCCGGCGCCAGATTCGCACGCCCAAGGAGCGCCGAGACGACCGCATCGGCCAGCACGAGCGCGGCCCGCGCGTCGAGGCCCACGTCGGCGCGGCCTGCGAGGATGTCGACCGTCAGCTCCCACGTCCGCGTCTGCCCGCCGCGCGTGATGTTTGACTGCGTAGCTCCCGGATAGACGAGCACAGACGGCAGCTGCGAGACGCTCGGCGGAATGCGCCACTCATCCACGGCGCCCGCGTCGTAGACCGGCACCGGCGCCAGCTCACCCCGGAGGTACGCCCCGGCTGCGGCCACCACACCAGCCAGCGACCACGCCATCAGTCAGCCCCCAGGCGCTTCAGCGCGCGCTCGACGGCCGCCTCGATCGAGGACGCCATCGGCCCCTTCGCCGCCGCGAGCACGCCACCGCCCTTGACGCCGATCCACGGCCGCGGCCTCTGCCCCACAGCGGCGCGGAACGGCCGGCCGCCGAGGCGCTCGTACGCACCGCGACCGCGCGCGCGCCCCTTCCAGCCGCGCCAGTACTTCTTGCGACCGAACTCGTACGCCGCCGCGCCCGGGTGCCGGATCTTGACCGTCGTCCGCGGCGCTGAACCGCGCTTCGCGGTCCCGATCTTGGTCCGGCTGATCTTGCGCCCCATCGACCCCGGCGCCGCGGCGCGGAGCATGGGGATCAGCACGCCATCGACCGCGCCCTCGAACGCCTCGCGCACCTCCGGCGCGTCGGCGCCGACGGCCCTGACGAGGCGCTGGAGCCGGCGGAGGTCCTCCGCCGGGAGGTCGATTTTGACCTTGACGGCAAGCTGCCGCGCTGTCATGCCGCCACCGTCACCATGTACGGCGCCAGCATGTCGCGGATGAGCGGATAGGTCGACTGCCACGGCATGCCTGCGCCCACCTCCGACGTCGCCAGCACGCCCGCGAAGCCGCCCGACTGCTCGGTCAGCACGCGGATCACCTGCATCGTCGTCGCCTGCACGATCGCGCCCGGATACGTCCTCAGCCGGACCGGCACCCCCGCACTGTGAGCGGCAGCCGTCGAGCCGTTGACGCCGCGCACGAGCGCCCCGTCGTCGGCGACCTGCACCTGCTCGTCGTCGATGAGGAGCACGTCGCCCGGCTCCACGCTCAGCCCTGAGATACTGGCAGAATCTGTCGAGATGGCGTCGAGCGGCGCGCCCAGAGACCCGAGGTACGAGGACGACACCTGCCAGCCCCACGTCCCCGTCAGCCTCAGCGGCCCCTCGAGAGGAGCCGGCAGCCGGAGGAGGTTGGCGTCGAGGAGCACGGCACCGTGCACCTCCAGCCAGACGCCGTCGGCCTCGTACTCGACCTTTTCGATGGCGAGGCAGTCAGGCACGATGAGCATCGACTGCCGCGTGCCCCAGACGACGCGCGACCCGCGCACGTGCCCGAAGAACCGCCCGCACCAGTCGTCTACGCTCCGCGAGACGTGAGCGATGAGCGGCAGGAGCCGCGAGTCCGGCGTCGCCGTCGGCGTCAGCCGACCGGACGCCCGTACATACGACGGCCGAGCGTAGCGGTCAGCCAGCGTCGGCAGCATCGGCCTTATCCTCGGCCTTCACCTTGCGGCGCTTGTCCTCGGTCTCGGCCCTGCGGCGCTTCAACGCCGCCTCGGCGTCGGGTCCGACGAGGACCCGCGCCACGCGCGGATCCCCGTCGTCCACCGGCACCCCGTCAGCGTCCACATAGATCCTGACCAGGTCATCCATCCATGCCCTCCTAGAGCAGCGTGACCTCGCAGAACGCCGACGGCCGGAAGACGGCGAGCGCAGCCCGCACGTCGAGCCGGATCGTCTTGACGCCTTTGATGAATCCGTCGGTCGCGTAGCCGACCTGGACGTCGACTCCCGACCGCATCACCAGCGCCGAGTGCCGCGCGAAGTCCCCCACGAGGACCTTCTTGGTCGGGATCGCGTCGGTCTCGATGACCCGCACGCCCCAGATCGGCAGCTCCGGCCCGACCGCCGGCGAACCGAACAGATACACGCCGTCGACCGTCTTGGCCAGACGGACCGTCTGCAGGTCGGCCGGGTTGATGATGATCGCGTCGGGGATTGCCCGCCCCGTCGCGCGCACCGAGACGATGCCCCGATAGATGGCGTCGAGAACCGCTTCGCTGCCGCCCTGCGTCAGCGCGGAGATCCCCGAGACGTTGCGGTAGCCCGTCAGCTGAGGCGCGACCCCCGTGCCGCTGAGCAGCTGCGAGTCCATCTGGAGCCGGACCATCTCGGTCAGCCGGCCGCGGATGAGGTCCTCGACGCCGGCGTCGTCCTCGAGCTGCTCCTCGGTGACCGGCAGATGCACGGCCACTTTACGGATCGGCATCGTGACCTCGGTGTAGGCCAGCGCCGCCTCTGGATACGCCGCACCCTCGGCGACCGCCGCGGCTGCGTTGGTGAACGTCGTCTCTGACATGTACTTGTAGGCGTTCTGCACCGTCCGCACCATCGGCGGCAGGTCGAGGACGAGCGGCGCCCGCGTCGGCGTGACCGCCACAACGCCACTGCGGAGCGTCTCGGGAGGATAGCCCGAGCCCGTCGTCATCAGCGCCTTGATCTCGAGCGCGTCGGCCGCGAGTGTTTCGAGCGGCCCGCCCGAGCCCTTCGCCTCCGTGATCGCCCGCGATGTCGCGATGCGCCGCGCGAGGTCGGCCGTTTTGCCCTCCGGCGCAGGGAGCCCCTGCCCCCCGTCGAGCCACTGCGACGCCCGCTCGAGCGCGAGCGCCTGATCGCGTTCCTTGACCAGCGCCTCGAGGCGCTGCTGGTCAGCGATGAAGGCCTCGAGCTTGCCCTGATCGCTGATGTCCCCGTATGCCTTGACCCCGGACAGGTCCCACTCGCCCGTCTCGGTCCGAGTCATCCCCTTGCGGACCGCATCCATGCGGTCGCGGATGGCGAGGATCTCCCGCTGGAGAGCCTCGACGTCGCCGATACGAATCCCTGACACAATGTCACCCCCAGATAGTTGCCGCGCGAGCCATGGCGAACGACGCGATCGCCCGCTCGACCTCGCGCGCGTCTACGGCGGCCTTGCCGCCTCCGCTTGCCTCCTCCGACGGCGCCGTCGCCGCGAGGAGGTCGTCGAGCTGCCGCGCTGCTTCGGCGAGCGTCGCGAGCAAGCTTTGGAGCAACTCGCGGTTCGCCCTCGACAGCGTGCGGCCCTCCTTCGCCCGTAGCTCAGCCAGCGAGCCCAGACGATGCACCACGTCGCCGACGGCAGCCTGCACCGCCGCGACGTGATCAGCTAACGCACCGGCGCTTTTGATGGCATCGGTCCGCGTGCCGATGCCAGCGCCCAGTAACACCGGCGAGACCTCGAGGATCTCCGCTGCCTTGATCACCCGCACAGTCCGACCATCGATCGATGTGTCCTCGGCATCAGTCACGAGAAAGCCGAAGGACCATTCCTGCGCCTCGCCACGCTCGCGGAGCACCTCGTAGTGCTCGCGCCCGGCAGTCGTCGCCAGATAGAGCCGGCCCCGCGCGACCGCGCGGTCGCCGACCACGTCCAGCGTCGCCTCACCGATCGGCAACGCGCCGTGATTATGCCCCCACTGCATGATCGGCACAGTCGCGCCTCGCGGAATTGCCGACGCCTCGATGATGTCGCCGTCGCGGTCGACGACGCCGAGCGTCGCGAACGTCAGCTCGATCAGCCCGGCCTCGTCCGGCGGGGCGGCCTTGAACGCCTTCGCCTCGATCTCCATCGTGCCCTCCGGCGTGAGTATGCCTGACCCTATCGACCCCATGCTACGCCTCCGGAATCGCCGCCGCCGGCGTTGGAGCGATCGGCGTCGGCGACATGTTGAGCGGCGTCAAGATGTTGTCGCCGACCTCGCCCACGCCGGGGAGGTCCTCCATGTCGCGGATCTCGTTGACCGTGAGTATCCCCGCCTGCCGCGCTGAGAAATACGCCGCGTACCGCTCGCGCGTCGACTGGACGAACAGGGCCGACGGGTCCAACCGCACGACCATCGTCGTCCCCCAGCAGAACGCGTCAGACAGCGCCGCCTCGAGGAGCGCCATGTACGGCCTCAACGTCAGCGCCACAAACTGCCTGTTTTGCTCCTCGATGCCCGAGCCCCAGCTCGTCGACTGTGACGCGTCGGCGAGGAGGTGCGGAGGAATCCCGAACAACCTCGCCACCTCGGTCACTGTGAAGCGCCGCACCTCGAGGAGCTGGAGGTCGCCCGGTTTCAGGCCCGCCGGCGACCACTCCGCGCCCTGATCCAGCACCGCCACCCGATGCTGCCGAGGCCCCGAATGCAGCGCCGTGAACTGCTCGGCCAACCGCTGCGCGGCCTCCTGCGAGATCCGCGTCTTGACCGAGATCACCCCAGACGGCACCCCCGCCGAGGCGAAGTATCGCGCGGCAAACAGCTCGGCGGCCCGGCCGGCCCCGAGCGCTTCGAGGACGCTCACCACCGGCCCGCGCCCCCGCAGCCCGTCGAGCGACCCGACCCGCATGTGCACAACGCCCGGCCCTACCATGCCCCGGCGCCAGTCGGTCCAGCTCACGTCTGAGCGCCCATCCACCGAGTAACGCCGCACGCCCTCGGCATCACGCCAGACCGTCACCCGTGTCGGCTCCACCAGCCGCAGCTCCGGAGCATCGCCGGAGCGCGAGGCGCCGACAAAGACGAACGCATCACCCCAGACGAGGAGATGCGCGACGATCCGCGTGACGAACGAGACCCGGTCCTCCTCCACATTCGGCCGCCGCCAGAGCGTCTCGAGCGACCGCGGCATCACCTCGACGCGCGTGCCATCGGCCGCGGCGTCAAGGATGCGCAGCGGCATCGCCCCGATCGCCTGACTGATCATCGCCACGGCGCGATAGACCGGCACCATCGCCAGCGCCTCGTCGGCGCTCATCCAGAGCCCCGCCGAGGTCGACCCACCCGCCACCGCGGAGACCGGCTGCTCCTCGGTCACTGACGGGTCGTCTCCGACCCACCGAAACAGACGACCCCACCATGCCATGACTCACTCCCCGAACACGAACAGACTCGGACCGTCAGCCTCCGGCTCCTCGCCGTCGCCGACCTCAGCCGACGCCAGCGCGAGCGCCATCAACAACGCCACGGCGGCGTCGATCTGCGCCCCCGTGTGTGATTTTCGCAGCCTCGACCCGCCCGACCGCGTGTAGTGAGGAGCGGCGTCGGCGACGTGGGCGGCCAGCACCGGATCGCCCGAATGCACGAGGCGACGCTGCACCACCAGCTCGTACGCCAGCCGCGTCGCCGGCACCATCCGCGAGTCCGACTGCGGCCACTCGATCATCGGCAGCCCCTCGGCCTCGAGGTCCGCCGCAGCCCACGACACGAACGCCGGGTCGTACGCCACGCCGCGGAGGTCGTAGCGCACGGCCAAGCTCCGCAGGTACTCGCCCATCTCACCGAGCGGCATCCGCCAGTCCGCCAGCGGCGCCCCCGAGAGGTCCAACGGCCTCGACCAGACGCGCGCCTGCACAACGAAGCGCCCCTCGGCGTCCACCTGCACGGCCACGATCGCGCTCGAATCGTACTTGGTCGACGCGTCCCAGCCCGCCCACGTCGGCGCCCCCGGCTCGAGCCGAGCGTCCCCGATGCACGCCTCCCACGCCCCCGGAGGCAACCACTTCTGCGATGCCTGAACCCATTGATTCAGATGCAGCCGCCGGAAGTCCGCCTCACTGCACGAGCCCAGCTCGTCGCGCAGGTGCTCCTCCCTGACCGTCACGCCCAGCGAGGGATTCGCCGCCCGCCATGCAGCCGGGTCCCGGTAATCGAGATGGTCCGGCGCCTCCCACCATTCGAAATAGAACCCCGGCGCCTCCTGTTTCCCTGCCTCGACCGCACGCCCCAGCCGGTACAGGTGCCCACAGCGCGAGTGCTTGAGATCCTCGCCTGCCGTCGTGATGGCAACCTGCATCGGCTGCCGCCGCGCCGCCGAGGCCGTCGTCAGCGCTGCCCATAGCTCCGACTGCTGATCCGTCGTCCACGTGTGCAGCTCGTCGAGAATCACTCCGTGGATGTTGAGGCCGTGCCAGCTCGACCCCCTCGACGAGAGGCGCTGGAGGAACGAGTAGCGGTCCTCCTTGAGCGTCAACCGTTCCGCGCCGACCTCGAACACGTCGCGGAGCGGCCCCATCTCCACCATCCGCCGCGCCGCCTCGAAGACCAACTTCGCCTGATCCTCGCTCGACGCCGCGCAGTAGACCTCGGCGCTCGGCTCCCCGTCCGCCGCGACGAGGTAGAGCGCCAACGCAGCCGCTAATTCCGTCTTGCCATTCTTTCGGGGAATGCCGATCAGCGCCCGGCGATAGATGCGCCGCCCCTCGGCGTCCGTCTCGAACAGCCGCAGGAGCGTCCGCCGCTGCCACGGGAGCAACACGAACGGCTGCCCCGTCCACTCGGCGTTGGTCAGCACGCCCCACCGCTCGATCCACTCGATGACGTGCCAGCCCGTCGACCAGTACTCGCGGCCGCCCTCACGGACCAGCCGCGGCGTCGGCCTCGCCGTCGTTGCCAGCATCACCATCACCCCCAGTATCAGGTCCGGCCTGCGACCCACCCGGCCGCCACGGCTCGGGGATCGC